GTGCGATGTCAGCATTGGGATTGTATGCTAAACTTTACAAGTTCTCAGACGCAGGCAACGTGCTAGTATTTGACGACTGCGACAGCATTTTGCTTGACGACTTGTCGCTAAATATTTTGAAAGCCGCACTAGACAGTTCTAAGAAACGTTATATTTCTTGGAACACTGACAGTAATATGTTGGGTCGTGAAGGTATTCCGGATCGTTTTGAATTTAAAGGTAGTGTGATTTTTATCACTAACATTAAATTTGAGCACGTTCGCAGTAAAAAATTAAAAGACCATTTGGATGCACTGGAAAGCCGTTGCCACTATTTGGATTTGACAATGGACACGCAACGTGACAAGTTCCTGCGTATTAAACAGATTGTACGTGATGGTATGTTGGACAGTTATGATTTTGAAGAGCATGCCGCACAAGAAATTGTGGACTACATGTGGGAAATGAAAAGCCGTTTGCGTGAGTTGTCCTTGCGTACAGTTTTAAAGATTGCAGATTTGCGTAAGATGTCAGAACACAATTGGAGACGTCTTGCAGAGACAACAATTTTGAAACGTGCAGAAGTGTGCTAAACAAGTTGGGAGAAGAATTTTTTAACAAAACATTGAGGTAGACACCGAGTAAGAAGAGTGTTATAATAGTTCGACAGTTAGAGAGCATTTCGCTGAGTAACTGTATTTTAAATAACCTACTAGGTTAAAGAAAAGGGAAAATTAAAAATGGCAACATTTAAAAGACGTGCGACTGCACATAACTCGCTTGGCCAGTTCTTGGGCAGGTTTCATCACTCATTTGACATTGAAGAAGCATTTATCGATTGTAAAGAGATGAGTAAAAACTTCAAGCATGGGCTTATTCCATTGGCGGAATTAGCAAATGCTGTTGACGCAATTTCAGGACCATGGCAAGGCAGATCCAATCAATATAGCTCACAGACTTTAGTTGGAAAAACATTAACACTTTTTAATCTTTTACCTCATTTTGAGTCTGTACCTGTACACAAAATTTTTAGTCATCCTAGTTTCAATAGAGACACTAGTCCTAATCATTGCATTAAACTAGAAATGGATTGGTTCGATCAATTTGCTATGATTGGACTTGGACTTAAAATGCCCGACATATATGGCGGCGCCATTTACAATGCAGACTCTACACATACTGGTATCAATCGTATTCGTAAAGGTAATGCCGAGTTGCCTTTTTACGTAGCAAATGTTCCCGATCAAGGTAGTTTTGATGCTACGCACGAATTGGCATTATACATTGCAGGGCATTTGTTTCTAGCAATTAATGTTCGTAATAAACGTAATGTTGATATTTTTGATCAACACTTTATTAAAGTTGCCTGTGGTATCTATCCAGCGCCTCAAATTCAAGCAATAGTCGATGGTATTACAGGAGTAATGATTCGTCGTGCCGGCAACAAAATTTCCGGAGCAATACATAATTTGAATGAAACGTACATGACCTTTGCTCTAGACAATACAGGGGTATATTTAGAGCGTAGCCTTAAATGGCTAAACCGTAACTTTCCTCATCAAAGCATTGATGGCTGTTTAATGACTAGCTTTGCTATGTTGTTAAAGGAAAATGAAAACGCAGGTATTCATTTAACTGTTCAACAAGAAGACGCTCTGGCCGCTGAACTGAACAATCGTTATACAACTGCTAACAAAGCACAGTTGGCTATAAAAGATGCTTGCCCAATGTGGAATAATCCTCAGTATGCTAAACTAGATAGTAACTATGTAGTCGGCAATGGTCTAAAACATATTTGTTTTGCATTGAACATTCCCAGTGTACGTGATCAATTGCGTAGCTGGAATCCAGGATTTTAATATGTCTTGGTATTATACTTTTAATCCCCCGGCAGAGATTGGCGGTGAGACAAATACCAAACCCGGCATTACTGATGATGTTTTTCCCATTGGACGTTTAGGCAAATATCAATTGCCGTTTGGTCCTTGTTGGGAAGCTCACTTCACTTGGTTGTGTAGTCATTCCGATCCTGCCATTATTAAATGGATTGAACAAAGTGTGTTAGGACATTTCAGACATCACGCATATGGTGTTGGTGCCGGAATGACTGAATGGATTGTTCAAACTCGCTGGCAAGATATTAGAGATTATGTCTTGCTTATCTGCAAAGATCTCAATATTGAAATTGTCGATCATGGCCCGGGCCCATGGAATCCTGTTCGTATGGAAAACGAATTAAAATAATGTTAACAGCATTACAATTTACTACTATCAAATCAATATTCGATTCAATGAGTATCGATTGGGTAGAGCCATATGTAACTACAGAAGGCGCCATTAATCGAAAAGAAGTTGGCAATCACACAGGACTATATTTCATTTATCCAGAAGTCAACTTTTATTTCGGCAAGGCAGCAACTAATACAGTTATTAATAGACATCAAACTCATCGCCCTAAACTAGATGTTAACTTAAAAGAACTTTACAGCACACCAGTTGAAAAGGTAGAACCAAAATGGCAATTCCCCGACGGTTGGAAAGAAGGAGTTTGTAAGTTTATCATCGAAGGTGTTGATAAGATCCCTAGTCATTATGTCAAGATTGGAAAGAAGCGAGTAGCACCCGGTGTACTTGACTTTCCAGTTAAACATAAAGTTGATGTCGATGCGTTAACTGTGGTAGTGTGGAATTTGAGTCATTTGACAGCTAAACAAATTAGCAATATCGAAGAAGCAGTTATTCCAGCTCTGTGGCCATATTGTAATTCAGAAACGCATCTTCGAAGGAAGAAATGAACAAATTAGCAACCTTAATGGTTGCTTTTTTGTGACTAAAGATGTTATACTATGTCTATGACATCTTGTACAATACATATTAAAGACGAAGTTAACATTAAGATATCTGATTTAACAACTGCTACTAGACGTAAATTAGAAAAAGAACTAAAGTTTTTTATGCCATATGCCAGGCATACACCAGCATATAAACTAGGACGCTGGGACGGCTGTGTTGGATTCTTTACACTGGGTGGCGCCAGCTATTTCAATCTGTTAGATAAAATTTTACCTATCATAGTCGATGAGGGCTACTTAGTAGAAATCGACGATCAAAGAAAACCACAAGACTTTACGTTCGTTGAAGTAACTGAAACTACGCATAATCAAACTATTTGGCCCAAAGGTCACGTTAATGAAGGACAGCCAGTATTACTACGTGACTATCAAGTAGATTCCATCAATAAGTTTTTAAACAATCTACAATGTGTGCAGGAAATTAGCACAGGCGCCGGCAAAACTATTACAACTGCAACATTATCTAAAAGTGTGCAGAGTTATGGCAGAACGTTGATCGTTGTTCCCAACAAGGACTTGGTCAGACAAACATTAGAAGACTATGAATTACTAGGACTCGACGTAGGTGTTTACTTTGGCGACAAGAAAGAACTGGGCAAAACACATACTATATGTACATGGCAAAGTCTCAACAGCGTACAAAAGAGATTTAAAGAAGGCGACAGTCCTATTAGCCTAGAAGACTTCAGCGAAGATTTAATAGCAATTATTGTTGATGAAGTACACCAAGCCAAAGCAGATGTGCTCAAAGCTCTGCTCAGTGGCCCATTTGCCAATATACCCATACGTTGGGGATTGACTGGAACTATTCCTAAAGAAGATTTTGAACAACTAGGTTTGGTTGCATGTATTGGTCCTGTGGTAAATAGAATAGCTGCCAAAGAATTACAGGACAAAGGTGTTTTGGCAAATTGCTTGGTCAATGTATTACAATTACAGGACAATGTATCCTATGGCACATATCAAGAAGAGCTGTCGTATCTTACAACCAATGTAAAAAGAATCGATTTTATCGCAGAATTTATTGTTAAATTGGCTCAGTCTGGAAATACATTAGTCTTAGTTGATAGAGTTAAAAGCGGAGAAATGCTGGTAGAAAGAATGCCTGACAGTAATTTTGTCAGCGGCGCAATGAAAACAACTGATAGAAAAGATCAGTACGATGAAGTTAAAACAAGTACAAATAAAATCATTGTTGCTACCTATGGCGTAGCCGCAGTGGGAATTAATATTCCCAGGATCTTTAATTTGATACTAATTGAGCCAGGTAAAAGTTTTGTGCGTGTAATACAAAGTATTGGACGTGGAATTAGACGTGCAGAAGACAAGGATCATGTAGAAATTTGGGATATGACAAGTACTGCAAAATTTAGCAAACGCCATCTCACTACGAGAAAGAAATATTATGAGGATGCAGGCTATCCTTATCAAATACAAAAGGTAAAATACTAATGAATATATTAACAGTGGATAATACAGCATTTGAACTTAATCAATTGCCCGACGAAGTAGATGATTTACGATACGGAGTTCTTGATTGGAATGATCCTAAAAATGTAGATTATCATTTTGTTCCTTTGATCTTCATGGAGACATTCCATGCGCCGGCAGCAGTTTTAAAAATTGGCAACTATGTTGTCCAAGTTCCCCTAGATTGGTATATTGTCATAGGTGAAAAAGATCACGGAGATCCAGAGATTGTTCCTATAATGAATATTAACGATCGTGGATTTAGTGCGTTTGTATTCAATCCTATTAGTAGTTTTAGATTAGACTTCCAGCCTCTGGAGATTATCAATGTATTTCAAGATATTCGTTGGTATACTCCTAAACTAAAACATGGACATATTTTAGCAGTGCCGTTGAGCAACGAAGCAAAACCATTGTGCGCTTATTTTGTTAAAGAAACCAATAAACTTCCGGAAGTATTGTCTATTGATAAAATGTATTAAAGATTGTATAATATAGTATGGCCACTAAAGTACCAATGTTGGATATGTTTAACCGAGTTCTGCCGTCAGCAGATACAAGGAATAAAAATTTTTATGACAATCTCACTGATGAGGAAAAGAAAGGATTTAGTCCTTGGTTAATACAACGCTATTTAAGCAGTGCAGAAAGCCCTAGTGCTGAAATGATTGAACATTACCTTATAATGACCAATGAGCTAGTCAATGTAAATCACAGTGTGCTAAAAAATTATCCTGATTTAATGTGGAAAATGATGAGTATTGTTGGTGTAGGCGCAAAAATGAAACATCCATATATTGCCCCGGGCAAAGGTAAAAAGAAAAAAGGCAATGCTTTTAAGATATGGCTGCACAGTCAATTCCCTAATTTAAATGAACAAGAATTGACTGTATGGTTTGAAATGTTTACTAAAGAACAGGCCAAAGATATGTTAGAACAATATCAAATCAAAGATAAAGATTTAATCGCTGCCGCAAATGACTTATAAGTGCAAATATTGTAACAAGGACTTTGCCAGGGAAAGTACGTTGGTATCTCATATATGTGAGAAGAAGCGTAGGATAAATGCCAAAGATGACAAACAAAATCGTATCGCTTATCAAAGTTGGTTAATATATAGAAAAGCTGTAATTCTAAATGTTAAAAATGACAAGCCCTATGATGACTTTATCAATGATCGATATTATATGTCATTTATGAAATTAGCCAAGCACATCATTGATTTAAACTTAGACAGGCCAGAAGAGTTTGTTAGATTTATTTTAAAAAATAGTGTTAAAATAGATGACTGGACTAAGGCGGTTGTTTATGAAACTTATATCAAAGATAGAACTAAAAAAGAAACAGTAGAACGGGGAATTGAGCGAAGTGTGTTAAATATGAAAGCATGGGCAGAAAGAACAGGCTTTGAGTGGGAAGATTATTTTCAAAAAGTAAATACACCAGATGCAGTGCAAGATATTAGAATGGGTCGTATCAGTCCGTGGTGTAATTTTGCCACCGATCAAGGCAGTAAATTGATAGATAGGTTCGAACCCGGGCAGATACAACAACTTATTGAGTATATTAATCCTCAAAGTTGGCGTGTTAAAATAAAAAGGCAACAGCAGGATGCTGATTGGGTACAACAAGTTTTTAATGAAGCGAGGATAAAATGAATCAATACAGTGAAAAACGAAAAGTTCCTAGACTTTTACAACATAAATCTGACACTCAATTTCAGGTAAACAATGGCATGGCTGAATTTACAGTTGATGGAAAATACGTAAGTATACCTACAACAGAAGCATTCCACCGACTATTGAAAAAAGTAGCAGTGCTCGAACAACGAATAGCTGTAACAGATAATAAGGCTGTTCAGGCAGCAAGAATAGCTAGGGCAGACAATGGAAGATAATGAAGAACAATTTTTAGAAGTTTATACCCAGTCACTGTCAATGATTACCGCTTTGGTCAAGGATTACAATCCTTTAGTGATAGCCAGTGTCATGATGGCACAGTCTCTCAGTTTATATAAAACTACATTAAGTGAAGAAGACTATTCTGAAATGGTAGCATCTATAATAGAGAAAAAAGATAGAATTAGAACATTTGCTTCGAGGAATTTACATTGAGCACAGACGTCGACATTGACTTTGCTGACAGAGAACAGATATTAAAATTGCTGGATTATACTCCTGCAATGATCAAAGATGGCACAAAAGAAAAAAAACACAATACCGGCGTGTACTTTCACAATGCCGCAGTAAATCCATTCACTGGCTTGGCCACAAAGGATTATAAAAATGCAGAAGATTTAGGTTGGTTTAAGATAGATTTGCTTAACGTTGGCATCTACAGTGATTTCGAAAGCAACGAACAAATTGATTGGCTATTGTCCAAGGAACCCGCTTGGGAACTGTTGGAACATAAGGAAGTTATACAGCAGTTATTTCATATACATAATCACAGCGATACAGTGATTAAAATGAAACCCAAAAGTATTGAGCAACTTGCCATGGTGCTAGCAATTATTAGACCAGGTAAAAAACATTTAATTGATAAAAGCTGGACCGACATTGAAAAAGAAGTTTGGATTAAAACTGATGACGTTTATAGTTTTAAACATAGTCATGCCATTGGCTATGCCATGGCAATAGTATTGCAAATGAATAAACTAAGTTATAATTTTTGAACCAACTGTATTTGACGTCGTTTGATTCGTTTAGTCATAATATTTTGTAAACTAACAACTTCGCCATGTACAATTTCAAAGTCTTTTACATTGTATGTACGCAATGAATAAGTGAATTTTTTAAATTTTGGCCCGATGACGATGTTTATGGGCAACGATCTATTACTTTGCCACCACCATTCTTCGCCCATTTCTAAAAATTCTTGTTTATCCTCCAGTGATGTAAGTACATTATAAACGTAAATACTAACCAGCGTAGTTGTATAGTTCTGCATGATGCCCAATATTTCGTCACCCGCTGTTTTACACAAACTCAAAAACGGGAACTTTTCTAATATCTCATTATGGTCTTTCATCGGTAATATTTATCGATGAATTCAATTCAATCAAAATTAAATAAATATAGTTATGAGTGATACATTTACATTATTAAGCTATCCGCAACGTAGTATATTGATATATGCAGAAGGACATAGTAGGACACAAAACATGCCATTTAATACCACACGAAAAAACATCTACAAGGGCGTGGACAGTACCCTGGGATTTGATGTTAAAAATCAAGATCGCAAGCCACTGAATTTATTGGGCAAAGATATCATGGTCAATATCATGCAAGTTAGAACTGGAGAACTTGTTGTTCAACGTCGAGCAGTGGCAGTAGAACCAGAGTCTGGATTCTGCGAATTCACAGTATTCAGCAGTGACCTTGTTGACTTAGAACCAGGTATATATCAATTGAGTGCTGTGGTATACGAAGCAGACGGTCATGCCAAAAGCCTGTATACAGATTACAATAGAAGAGTTACAATGGAATTAGAAATAAGCGATGGCGCTTATCCAAAATATCTATCCAGCATTGATCTAACATTTACGCAATTAGGCTCAAGTTACGTAAGTCAACCCATTGCCAGCAATTTACAAAAAAATGACAGCAGTACTTTGCATACTATTCAGATAGGTGTAACCAATTACACTGGCACCATAGAAGCATTGGTTAGTTTGGAATATGACAGTGGCGGCAACTATTTTCCAGTTAAATTTGTCAATGATAAATTTCAAATTGAATTTACCAGCACAACAGATGTACAAGGTTGGAATTTTATCGCCGACGCTCGATGGGTAAAAATAATTTATATACCAGCTAATACGAACATCGGAACAGTTGACAAAATCTTATATAGAAGTTAAAATAGTAGGGTCATGATGGCCTTACAAACATTACTTAGAAGCAGAATACACGGACATGCCAGCCCCAAAGGTTGGATCAGTTTTAATTGTCCTATGTGTGTTGTCAATGGTCAAAGCCGGCCGGACACCAAACGTCGTGGCGGAATATTAT